TTGTCTAACATACCTCATTTTCATGGAGTCGATATATCTTAACTCCTGAATTCCATTCTGAGGTTTTTTTAGATCTATAACTTTATGGTAATATAGTCTACCGTCAACATACCAATTTCTATAAATTTCGTGTGCTTTTTTGTTGAAATCTAATAGTTCGAGGATATATTTAAATTCTTCTCTTATTTTTTGTTTTATTCCATCACTAGCATTCAAATTTGATAACTCAATTTGAATAGGTGAGTCATTAGTATCTGATACAATAGCCTCATTTACAATATCTTCAATGGCACTGTCCACTTCTGGATGCAGTGCCATTTCTCTATATCTTTTTATTAAATCAAATTCTGTTCTATATACACCTTCAATATCTACATATGACCCAAAAAAACCACTAGTTAAATAGTGATCAACCCCATCCTCATTGTTAGGTGGGACGGGGGATACTACAGAGGGTGATAGTTTTTCCGAATCTTCAATAGAAAAACCAAATAGTCTTGCCATAATTTATTTTTTTAGTTATCCTTTATTTATCACTTAACAATATTACTAGATCCAGCTTGATCTGTAGTACCTTCACCAGCGGTCCAGTAGAGAATTTGGAATTCCACGGTATAGGTCTCTATGTCATCACTTGTATCATATGATAAATCAATCTGACTTACATTAGTTGGGAAAATACTGAAGAACTTATATGTTCTTAGTGGAGTTAGACCCCCACCAGTCCTATCCCCATAATTTCCTTGGGAGTTTTTAGTTTTACCTCTTCCAAGTTGATATGCATAAGCATCAGTCATGTAAGATTCTGGATTAGTTGCACCAGTAGCATTTTCCAATTTATTAATGTGATTCATCCATTTTTCAAATCCAGTTCTTAATTTGAAGTCCTCATCATTTATAATAGTAACTGTCCAAGGATCGAAAGTTCTGTCTCCAGCAACTTTTAAAATACGACCCCTAAATGGCACATCGATTGGGTTTACATTAGAAGCTGGTAGTGCTGCTGACTTACATAAGAAGCTAAATGTTTCGGCTTCTCCACCAGCTCCACTAGACCAAAAATTTTGAATTGGCGCAGGGAATGATGGAATACTTACTTCAAATAGATTAGGACGAGCGCCACCACCAGCTAGTCTTTCTTTAAACTGGGTGATTGTTCTTAACTGTGACATTTTTAAATCCTCCTTTTGTAATTAATTTATATCTAAATTAAACTCTACCAGTAACTTCTTCGAAGCTAACTCCAGTTCGAGTGGCAACAAATGTAAGTGTGACATAATTAATTGACTTAGTTGGCTTTAAGAAGATATCAGCTCTAAATTCATTGTTATCAATTACATCAGGAGTGTTATTTGTCTCATCGCATATTACTCTAAAATCATAAACTCCTCTTTTTGCTTGTATATCTCGTAGATATGGTTCTACGATATTCACGAAATTTGCACGAGTTAAAGTATCATTTAACTCAAACAACTGAGCTTGAGCAGTTCTTTCTAGGGCTTGTTCTACAGTCAAGAATAATCTACGAACATTAATTCGATCAAAAGCAGAAGCATAACCAAGAGCAGTCTTATCACCGAATAGAATTATGCCAATTCCAGGTTGATTTACAATGGAATTTATTCTAATTGGATACAGTCTATCTCTCTGTGCCTTAGAAGGATTATATGCTAATTTAATTGCATTATTAAGAACTCCTCTCTGTTGTCCAGCTGGTGAATACCATGGATAAGAATTTAAAGAAGTTCTAACCATTAATCCAGCAATGTCTGGGTTACATGGAATCCAACGGAATTTATTGTTGAATCTATCATATGTGTACTTGTAACCAGTATCAAATACAGCATAAGAAGAAGAAGATAGAGGACTAAAGAACTCTATAATTTCATTTGTTTGATCTTCAGTATTTGTTCTATTAACAACATCTTCTCTATGTGAAGAAATCACTGCTATACAATCCTTTCTAGCTGAAGCAATTGAGATTAATTCTTGAGCCTTTGCTTGCGATTGTGATTTGTCTAGTAAACCTGGTCCCATTATTAGGAAGTCAACTGCTACTTCATCTTTGTTGGAGAAAAGTCTATATGAAGTTGATAGATCACCCAGGGTAGCTACCATTCCACCATCATTTGCATAATCTTTTCCTCCAGATAATGTATAAGTTACATTACCAATAGCACTATAGACTTTATCTTGAGCAGGAGAATTCCATTGTCCTCTTGCCGTAGTTAGCCCAACAAAACCGATCGAGAATCCTGTTTGATATGTAGTTTCATTGTTACCGCCATCTGAAGGATTATCTCCAGCATAAACATAGTTTGAATTTTGAGCAAGATATTCTTTCCACCAAATTTTTTGAGGTGAATTTACAGCGGAAATTGTATCAGTTGCCTTAGATAGGAATAAATGTTTTTCTACTAAGTTACCTTGAATTCCAGTTACAGTACCAGTATCGTCTACTATTGCAATATGAATTGCATCATTTCTTCCTTTTCTTTCAGCAACATATTGGTTTGTTGTTGGCTTTGGTGCCAAAGAACTCCAATAAATTGTGCTATTTGTTAGCCCTAAAGTTTGTTGATCATACCAATCTAAAACAGCATCTGCGCCAGAAAGAGTTGTTCCTGCTATACCAGTAGAAGAAGTGCTGCTAATTGCTACTGTATTTCCAAGTAAGAATGACCCTAACTGGTTTTTCTCTGCATAGTCTACTGGAGTTTCAACCCCAGCATTTGATACTATTGATGTAATTTTTACATCTACAGTTTGACTTGTAGTGTTTATTCCAGTTATAATAGACTTCAAATAACCTGTGAATACAGAAGTAGTGCCAACGCCAGCAACAGTAATATTACTTAAACTTGTAGTTACAGCATATCCAACTTGAGCTGATGTAACTGCTGAACCCAATTTGAGAATTTGGTCTGCTTTATCGTCAATAGTGCATACTTTTAAATCATTAGACCATGTTCCTGGTGTTTTTGCTGCAAAAACAAAGTCTACATTGTCATTTGATGCATATGTTGATTCATATTCGTCAAAGTTTTTTATAAGTAAACTACCTACTCCAACTGTTGAAATTCCACTTACTGTCCTTGCAGCATTAGCATTTACTAAGTTACTACCTGAAGTTCTTACAACTTTAAGAACGCCACCATAAGACAAGAATGATGATGCACTCATCCAATATTCATATTGTGCATCTTTTGAACTTGGTTTGCCGAATACATTAATTAATTCTTGCTCCGTAGCAATATCTACTGGGTCATCAACAGGTCCTATTGCAAATGGCCCTGCAATTGCTCCAATATTATCAAGTACATTGTCAGCTCTTCCTACAGTTAAGTCAACCTCTCTGACAAGTACGCCTGGAGATAATTGAGGAGTCGCCATATTTTTCTCCCTAAAAAATCAGTTTCTCTAAAAAATATTTATGAAAAACTTTATTTACATGCAAGTAAAGCTTAAAAATTGTATTCCCACATATAAGACATGTCTCCATACTCATCTGTAAACCATCTTGTACCCTGGTCGTCAACAAAATTATCAGACTCAGTTCCATCCACAATAAATCCAAATGGTGCCATATCTTGTTCTAGTTGATTCTGTTGTTCCTCATATAATTTCTTACGGACATCATTGTCCGTCATTTCTTTAAAATAATCTTGTACTATTAACCATGCAAATATTACAAGACACATTGCTAAGTCATCATTACATCCTTCTTCAGCTTCAAATGAATTATATTTCTGGACAAATGTGGTTAATTCTGATATAATATCATAGTCACTGACTAATAGCTTTTCTTCTTCTATAATTGCCTTCAAATTTAAGCAGCCAACTTTCTTGACTGTTTTTGACATCTTAACTCCCATCTGGGTTTTTTTGCCAGAAAACCCTTGCCCAACAATCTGTCCAGCCCTACCACGCATAGAACACATTAAAACATTAGGATATTCCAAATCGTAATGTAATGCAGCAGCCACCTGATCCCCTACATCATTCACTTCACACAGCACATAGGCGCTGTTGTAAGCCTTTCCAGCGTCTTTTATGACATATGGGAACATCATAGGTTTTATTTCATTATTTCTATACTTTGCCACAACTGTATATGGAAAAGTAGTTATATCAAATACTATAAATGCAGAATAATCAATCTCTACTCCTCTTGCGACATCAACACTAATTACATATTGATGGTCCTCTATTGGATCATTATATACATCAAGTCCTGCATTTGATGTCTTTGGTCTGTCTTGAACTAAAGTTGCTAACTTTGCACCAGATATTAATGTATCTACTGAACCAAGAAATTCGCATTCAAATTCCTGTCTCCACTGACTCTCACTTGTGTTAGCAATTGTAGTTCTTTTAAATTCCTCATCTCTTCCTGGAACATCAGTCCAAAATACTTCAATTGGAACATATTCATTTTTACTCTTCTTTGCGTCATCCCATAATTTATAAAAGTGATTAAGTCCCTTAGGAGTAGAGACCACAATAACTTTTGATGATTTACCAGAAGTGATTGTAGGATATACTGAACTAAAGAATGAATCGGCAACTTGATTTGGAACGAAAGCAAATTCATCCAAAAAGATGATGTTATATGTACTACCTCTAACAGATGATGCTGAAGTTGATGCTGCAAATATTTTAGAACCATTTTCTAATTCTAATGATCCTTTATTCCAAGAACAAATTCCTTGTTGGAGCCACCTAGGAAGATTTTCATATCCAGTTTGCAAACGACCAAGTAGATCTCTTGCTGTCTGAGCTTTGTTAGCAAGAATTGCAATATTTACATTGTCATTAAAAATTGCATAATGTAAAAGGTAAGATACTACTGTTGTGGATTTTCCTGATTGTCTGGGAAGTTTGCAGATATTGAATCTATTTTGATGGAAAGAACTTAACATTCTTTCCTGAAATGGATACATCTCAAATGGTTGTAATCCATGATCCAAAGTAACAATTTGTATATAATTATTTGCAAAATATACCGGATCTTGGGCACATTTTGCAAATTCAACAATTTGCTCTTCTGTGAATTCAATTTGGGTATTTGCTTTTTTTAGGAGCGGATTACCAAGATAATGTTCTTCAGCCATAAAAAATTAATATAAATTTACCACTTAACTTTGTTTGCCCAATATGCGGCACTCATTTTTCCTTTTTTAATATTTTTTTTGTGTCTTTTTTTGAATCTGTCTCTACGATCTGCATATTCTTTAGATTCACCCTCTTTTTTTGGAGATCCTTTTACTCCTAGTTGACCAAAACGAATCAATTTTTCTTTTCCATCTTCACATGCCTTTACAACATGTGATTTACCAGTTTCTCCTGATCCATGTGGCTCAGACTTTGGCTTATTGCAAGCCATTTCAGACTTTTTTGATTCTATTATTTCAACCCCCTCTCCTATTGTACCGTTATTTAAAAGATAGTTTTTTGATTTTTTATCTGGTACTTGGATAATAGGAAGATTTTGTTGTATTCTACTTGGATTATATGTAATAACTTTACAATTTGGATAAACTTTATTTGCTTCATCTGTTATTTCTTTTCTATTAGGCATTCTTATTTGTGGGAAGAACATTTGAATATTATAATATTTTGCTCTCCACATTAAAGTAACAGAAAAGTTATGTCCATATTGAGTTGGTATAGTAGTTTCACTTACTATTTCTGGGTCAGCTCCTTGCTTAGATAATCTACCTACTGTATTTGCGTATTTTTGATCTGCTTTTGCTTTTTCTGCTTTTGCTCTTGTTAATTGTAAATTTACATTTGATTGCTCGCTTACTTCAACGCAAGAACCTTTTTCAAAATCCTTTTTACTTGGGTCCTTTTTATATCCATCCCAACAAGGGCCATTCTTTTTAGATTTTTTTGCTTCCTTGATCAATGGATCTGCTGTAATCAAATCAATAAATTCATAAGACACATTACCAAATATGTCTCTTACTATTTTACTTTCTTTTTGGGTTTCTACTTTTTTTAACTTCGTATAGTAATCTGGTACTTCATCTAGATGCTGAAGTGCGGTAATTCTTGCAGCAGTTTTATCTGAAGTGTGTTCTCCTTCTACTTTAATTCCCATCTTTAATTGGGCATTTATATCATCTAAGGAAACACCATGTTTTTTTGCAATTTCTTCAGGAGACTTGTATGCTTGAACTGGACCTTTTGGGTCCTTTTCTTCGTGCATGGATGAACAATCTTTATATCCATGCTCAGGGCACTTTTTTCCTTTTTTTGTTTTATTACACCCACAACCCATTTCAGATAAGATTTGATCCACTAAAGAAATTTCTTCATTTCTTGGTGGCAAGTGCTTATATTGAGGAACTGCTTTAACGCCAGTTCCTCCTTTTTTTATTGCTACATTTTTTGCAGCTTCACCTTCTCCTTCAGTTCCAGGTCTATCTATTCTTTTAGTTATTTTATTTTGTGTTGTTGCATCTTTATGTTTTTTTGGATTAATTTCAAATGATTTTTTTTCGTTTTCATTTAATTCTTCATCACTTTGAAGATATTCTGCTGCAGTATCAATATAATCAGCTGCTCTAGTAATTTTAGACTGTACCCAAGCAGGCAATTGAGTATCACTACTCTTGATTGCCTTTCTTAAGTTCTTTACAGCTCTTTCGATTGAATCTAGTTC